CTTGAGGATAGTGTATTTGATGGTAAGCTCTTTCATGATCTTTGTCTCCAGTTGTGGATTACTTGCTTTGTTTTGTCCTAGATGGACCCTAAGTGTACTTGAAAGAGCCCGCATGAGGCTCTCTCAGCTACCTTTAGAGTACTAAGAGACCCTTACGCCTCATTTCCCCTTGCAAGGTACCAGCTGTCTCCAGAGACAGCTGGTACCTTCAGCCTTTATCTGCTGTTCCCTCCTGCTTTCTCTTTCCCTCCCTACGTCTTCCCGCTTCACCCCCTTAATAACCATAGCATTCCTCCAAGTCTACACACCACAGGCACCAAAGAGATAGCTCCTCGCTCCAGATTTGTATAATAGTCATATATCCGCCCTCTTGCCATTCGTGATTGCTTCGTACTCCGAGGTAACACGCTTCTCTATAGCGGCTAGTTGCTCCTCGGCCAGGTACTTCACTGTATTCAGGTACTCTATCTCACTAATAAGGCCCTCGCAGTACATCTCTAATGCCTCTTCCATCTTCTCATTATACTTTCTCATGATGCATTCTCCTACCTTTATATTTATCTTATAAACCCACAGTAAGGATAACAGGACCTTAGCTACTCCCCTGTTAAGCGGCAGGTCCCTGAATTTAGGCTCTCTAGCCCGCTCTCGGTTCCTGTTATCCCTACAATCGACTTGTAATGATGCCTAAGAAGGTGGCTTAAGCTCCACGTTTATGCTTTGTTCCGGTTCAAGTGAAGTTTGCATGTCGCATTCAGGATTATATATCGCTTGGTCACCTGTGAGTCTAGAGGTTTCTGAGGTCTCCAGTCATGTAGTCACTTGCCGAACCCGTTCAGCGTCTCATCTGAGGCACTGAATTGTGTACTTCCGGATACTGTGAAGGGCATCGGCCTCCTCGATTCGCTTCTTATAGTCCGCACCCGACTTGCTATGGAGTAACAGGCTTGCCAAAGGCCTGTTCCCGGCTCCATGCTCCGGCTATTTAGGTTTTCTTGATTCTTGTGAAGTCCTTAGCACCTGAAGGTCCTTGCCTATCACCGTTTACCCCCGGTTTGTACTGGCTATCTTCAGTGTACTCCGTCGAATCCTGCCTACCAATTTGTGCTCGTGTTCCGATGATGATGCTAGCCGGTCTCCGGGGCTCTTACTGTTCTCCTTCTTCTTCTTCTTGCCCCTCCTGTTCTCCCGCCGTTCCTAACCTGCTTTGTAACGACTATACCTTTTTAAACCTACAAAAGCCCTGAGATATCCATACATTACGCCTACCAACCGTCTCTAGAGACGCTCCATTGACATGGAAAACCCAGGGGGCATGAAGACCCAGGGGGCATACGTCGCGGGCCCTAGCGCCCCCCGCCCCCGGAGAGGTAGTCCTCATATCCCCTGGATATCATAGAGAATTCCTAGAATCCAATCAGCCAATCCACAAGCCTCTAGAACCCTCTAGAACCCCGTGGCCCAGAACCAGCCTGCTCCATCCTTGCTAGGATACGCAAAACATGCTAGGAATTACCTGAGGTACACATAAAGATTATCCCTAAAGAATACAGATACTTAAGGTACCCCTAAAGATCACGTGAACAAATCCCGAGAATCTGTTATAATACTAATAGAAGTACTTAAAGACCCCCACCAGAAGAGCCAAGGGGGCTTTAGAGTCTTAAGAGAACAGAAGAGAACAGAAGAGAACAGAAGAATAAGACTATAAGAGACAGAAGATCTTAAGAACAGGAGTATACTAAAAGCTTTATCTCTTATATTTATCAGAAGAGACTAAGAGTAGTGTCTCTAGAGACAGAAGAGGCTAATGGATGACAAGAGCAGTAATAAAAAGAAGAGTGATAGGAGAAGAAGATTCCTTTAATACAGTCTCAGATGCTGATAGATACGATATCCTCAGACGCTACAGGCTAGGGGAGACCTTAGTATCTATAGCTAACTTAAAGAACCTTAGTCTAGCTACTATAAAGATCTTTGTCTCTACAGAGATTAGTGGTCTCTCAACAATACAGGAGATCAACAAACTAACTAATGAGGCTAAAGGTCTTATAACTACTGTAAGAAACCCTACAGCACTAATGAATGATAAGTTCCTAGAGAACGTAGACGATGGCAAGGAAGTGTATGCCTTCTACTACGCTATGACTGGGAGCAATGAACATGCGCTAGAACAAGCTGGCTTAGATAAGTGGATACCTACAGGGGTAGGGGCTAAGACTAAGAGATACACTCTCTCAGTTCGTGGTAAGTTCATCAGGGATCTCCCAGGTATCCAAGAGTATATCAATGAGATCAGAGATAAGAGACTGAGGGATATGGACTTAGGTAAGCCCTATATCCAATCTGAACTAGTAGAGCAGATAGAACAACTGAAGGAGATATCAGGAGATGATCCCAAGTACAGAAGCAACTTACTAAAAGCTATAGAGCTCCTAGGTCGTACCATGGAAGCCTTCTCTGATACTATAAGAATAGAAGATGCTGATCCTCGCACAGGTCTTGAGATACTCATGGCTAAAGCTAAGGCTGAAGTATCAGGGGGAGTAACTACGTATGAGCCATCCGAAGAGTAATCAGAAGTTACTAGAAGAAGCTCAGGCATACTACAATGGAAAGCCCATAGAGTTCTTTGAACAAGTACTGAAAGTAAAATTAGATGAGCAACAGAGGAGACTCCTCCTCCGAATAAAGCCTGGATGTAGGATAATGGTTAAATCTGGGAAGGGTACTGGGAAATCTTTCCTCCTAGCAGGGCTAACCTTCTACTTTGAGTTCTGCTTCCCAGACTGCTTTATCCGTACCATCAGCCCATCCTATGATCAGCTACTGGCAGTATACATGAGGGAAGCACACCATCACCACCTCAGGATGATCCCAGAGATTCGAGAGCAGTTCACGGTACAGCACGATAAGGTGTACTTAACTAAGCTCCCAACTAATACTATGGAGTGTGTCAGTAGCAAGACATCTAAGCAGGAACGTCTGGGTGGTATGCACGCCTTTACTCAGGTGCTCCTCTTTGATGAAGCTTCTGGTGTATCAGATGAAGCCTACTACATGTCTCTGTCATCTATGGGTACAGCATTTGGAGGTGGGTATGTTATAGGGGTATCTAACCCTGAGAGAGGGGAGGAGAGCTTCTATTACAACTTATTCGCTAGGGAGGTAGCTGGATGGGACTTACTAACCTTCACTGCACAAGATAGTGACCAAGTTAAACCTGAGTTCATACAGCAGATGAAAGATCTCTACGGTGAAGATGGGGATGAATATCGTGTAGCTATCCTAGGGGAGTTTCCCAGGAGTGATGGTAGTGCCTACATACCCATGTCCCTAGTAGAGAAGGCCATAGCTAATACAGCTGATAGGGCATCTTATATACATGAACCTATAATCATAGGAGCTGATATAGCCCGTAGTAAGTCTGGGGATAGTACAGTATTTGCTGTAAGACAAGGGCATAAGGTACTGGATATTATAGCTTTCCAGACAGACGACACAATGGTAACAGTAGCAAAGCTTAAGGATATAGCAGCTAAGTATAATGCATCCAAGATATGTATGGATGCTGATGGTGTAGGTGGACCAGTAGCTGACAGATGCAGAGAACTAGGCCTCCCAGTCACTGACGTAAGAGGCTCCTTTACATCCTCTGACCCTAGGCAATACGCTAATATAAGGACACAGCTCTGGGGCGAGATGAGGGAGTGGTTAGACTACGGGGATATCCCAGACCACTATGAGCTAAAGAAAGAATTAGGAACAATGAAGTGGGGATACTCAGGCAAGATGGCTGAGCAACTAGTGTCTAAGAAGAAGCTTATTGATGCTAGGGGTAGACGAATTAAGAGCCCAGACTACGCTGATGCACTAGCGTACACCTTCTTCTTCTCCACCATAAGTTCCTTCAAGAATAAGACTAGGGCTAAACCTATCAAGAAGAGAAAGAGCATATAAGGAATAACCAATGATAGAAGTTAAAGGTACACAGGAACTAAAGGAAGAGCTGGTAGAGTCCGCTGACTCTGCTATCTTTAAAGTTGATGAGTCTTACTCCTCGCTTCTATCTCATATACTGCAGAGCTTCCAGACTAATAAGGATGCTAAGGAAAGCTCTGGTGTTAATAGAATGCTTATAGAGTCCTTACAGCAGTTCAATGGGGAGTACACCCAGGAAGACCTAAGTATAATCAGTAGTGAGGGTGGTTCCTCTATATTCCTTAATCTTACAAGTACTAAGGTAAGAGCAGCTATTGCATGGATAAAAGACCTCTTACTCTCTGGCAACATAGACGCATTCTCCATAGAGCCCACACCGATCCCGGATCTCCCAGAGGACGTACAGCAAGCCATAGCCGTAAAGCTCTCAGAAGAATTCGATCAGGCTGCAGAGGTAGGGCAAGGTGAAGTATCTATGACCTTGAAGCTTATGCAAGAGAGGAAGAGAGACCTCATGGATGCTATCTTGGAGGAACAGCAGAAGGAAGCTGAGTACGCCTTTAAGATATACGATAAGAGAATTAAGGACCAAATGAAGGAAGGTTCCTTTGATAAGGCCTTAAGTTTAGTCATTGATGACTTCTGTGTATTCCCTACGGCTATAATGAAGGGGCCTATACTTACTAAGGTTCCTCAGCTAAGATGGGAGGGAGGTCTTCCAGTAAGCGGTGATAAGCTTATCTTTAAGAATAAGAGAGTATCTCCTTTTGATGTATATCCAGCACCAGAGGCTTCTGATCCTGGTACAGGTGACTTTATAGAGCATATGCGCTTAAGTAGGAAGGAAGTCTCGGATCTGCTTGGGGTAGGAGAGCCCTACAAAGAGGATGCCATACGTAGAGTACTAGAGAATGATATCTCTAAGGGCTCCTCTGATATGGACTCTAATATAGAGCAAGACAAGGCTAGTGCTGAACTTAAGGATAATACATTTGAATCTAATAAGAATGTCTTCCATGCACTCCACTTCTTCGGTACAGCTCAAGTTAAGATACTGCGGGAGTGGGGTCTTACAGATGATATAGAAGACCTTGACCCACTTGTAGAAGTAGAGATAGAGGCTATAGTAATTGGTAACGAGATAATTAAGTGTGTACTAAATGATGATCCTCTACACAGAAGACCATACTTCATAGCATCTTTCCAGAGACGACCAGACTCCTTCTGGGGCTCCTCTATCCCTTGGCAGATGCGAGATATACAGAAGATATGTAATGCCACTGCAAGGGCCCTTATGAATAATATGGGTATCTCCTCAGGCCCTATGATGGAGCTTAATATAGAGCGCCTAGCTGATGGGCAAGACATAGAGGAGCTAAGAGCTAGGAGCATAGTACAAGTTACTAATGATCCTACTGGTGGTTCCTCCAGGGCTGTACAGTTCTTCTCTGCACCTTCTAATGCTGCTGAGCTACTAGCTGTATACAAGGAATTCGAGCAGAGGGCTGATGATGTAACTATGATTCCAAGATATGCTTATGGTAACGAGAGAACAGGTGGTGCAGCGCAGACAGCCTCAGGCCTTTCCATGTTACTTGAGAGTGCATCAAAGGGGATAAAGGATGCTATAAGACATCTTGATGAGGGCATAGTCATTCCACGTGTAGAGCTAGAGTTCTACTACTTGATACTCAATAATGAGGATCTCCTCTTCACTGGAGATTCTATAGCAATTGCTAGAGGATCTCAGACTCTCCTAAGGGAAGGTATGGAGCAGCAGAAGAGAGCTGAGTTCCTGCAGATAACAGCTAACCCTGTAGACCAAGAACTTATGGGCCCCATCGGAAGAGCATCCATGCTTAGAGAGATGGCAGCTCAATTAGGTTACGTGACTAACCCTGTACCTTCTAGGCAAGAACTTAAGCTTATGGTAGCTAAGAAGGCGGCAGAATCTGAGAAAGCTTCACAGCAATCTGATTCTATGGCTATAACCCAGATGCAGACAGAGGCTCAAATAAGAGTATCTGAGCAGATACAACAGGCTAAGCAACAAGAGCTAGAGCATCGGAGAGAGAAGGATACTGCCGATATCCAGCTTAGAGTTAAGAAGATGGAAGATGACAAGGAAGTAGCCCAGATGAAAGCCATGGCTAAGATTAAGGAAACAGAGATGACTAACCAAGCCAAGGCTGAAGATACTAATAAAGGTATTGCCCTACAGTTAAAGACTAATGGAGGGATATAGGGTATGCTGAAGTTTACTAAGGTAGAAGAAGACAGGATACGAGGAGGTGATTTAGGTTTGCTCAGAATAAAGCTAGAGAAACTAGACGCTGAACTCGTAGCCAGTCTACGTTTTTATAAAGAAGATGTACGTGCCATCCAAGGTGCCTCTCAAGTAACTGAGGCACTACTAAAAATCTTACAGTAACTCGGGTCCTGTCTCTAGAGACACCTCGACACTTACGGAGAGCTATGAACACTGCGAGAATGTTACAAGAAGAAAAGGAACTTGAGAGTAAACTGTTTGGGACCCCCGAGTCAGCTGAGACCAAGGCTGATGAGGCTCCCGTTACCAACCCCGAAGAGCAGAGTGCACCTGTTGATACTACAGCGGTCACTGTAGATACTGATAAGCCACTTGAGCATGAGGGTACGGAAGAGAGAGCTGAGGACTGGAAGTTACGCTACACTAACCTACGTAATAGTAGGGACGTTAAGCTATACAATGCTCAGAAAGCATTAGCTAATTCTGAGAACACAGTTAGTATGCTTCAACAGAAGATCTCCGAGCTCATGAGTAGTACCACAAGAGTAGAAGAGGACATCTTTAAGGATGCCTTCACTGAGGAAGAGAGAGAGGCCTTAGGGCCTACAGCTATTGCAGCAATGCAGAAGACAGCTAAGCTAGCAGCAGATGCAAAGACCTTTAATATCCAGAAGGAACTAAAAGAAGTTCGGGATAGGGCCCACGCAGATGTCAAAGCTAATGCAGCTAATGCAGCTCAAAGAGCTTATGAAACTTTCCTTGGACGACTAGGGTCTATAGTACCTGATTATGCTTCTATAGATACTGACCCTCGGTTTAAGCAATTCATGAATACTCAGGATATTGACGGTGCTGCTCGTATCCAGAACTTCACTATAGCAGAATCTCATGGTGATGTAGCTACAGTAGCTAGACACATGTTAGACTTTAAATATTCTCTTAATCCTAAGGCTCAGGCTAAGGCTTCCCTTGATTCTAAGATTGGTCCAACAGGTGACGCTACGAAAGTAGTTGTAAACAATAAGGAAACTAATGGTGATCTTACAATGCGTGAGGTCAACGAACACTATAGAAAATTCGCTAGAGGAGGCTATAAGGGTAGACAATCAGAGTACTTAGCAATGGAGGCCCGGATTGATGCCGCCGCATCTAGCGGTAAAATAAGAGGTTAATAAAATGGCTTTACGTCCAGAAACAGCGCTTTACCACAATGCAGTAGACAACACCTACTTGGATCCGGTTAATTATATCCCGGAGTTGTACTCTAAGAAGGTTTTAAGGAAGAATTAGAAGTTCCTTTTTAAATCCCTACTGAAGAACGGGGTAAGACCCGAAGGAAGGTAATTCACTCTCATGAGGCGAATATGTTCAATACAAATGATCTAGGCTATAAGCTTAGATGTGGAAGTATCAAGAAGCACTCAGAGCAACTTAATAAATATGTTGCTGGCTTTATAGATTCAGATGGGTGTATATCCTTGAAGTATAAGGAGATGACTACTGGTAGGTATGGGGTGTATGTACAGTTTGCACTCTGCCAATCTGAGAGCAATGATGAGGGGCACGAGCTTCTACTAGCTTTACAAAAGCATTATAATGTAGGACAAGTATACATAGAGAGAGAGTTCTCTAAATCTGTAGCAGCTAGGTGGGTGGTGTCAGGTAAGGAAGCTGAGAAGTTTCTAAGTGTAATACACAAGCACCTGCTAGTTAAGTACACACATCTAGGTAATATCTTATGGATAACCAGGGAGTTACGGGGCTATACTATCAGAGATGCTACTGATCTTAAAGATTACATGAAGTGCTCTAGGGCTTCATCTAGGTGGAAGAGAGAACCTAAGCATATATCAAAAGCCTGGTTAGCTGGTTTCATAGATGGAGATGGGCACTATAGAGTTCGTATAGGTAGACAACGTAGATACGGGGATGGTTCAGTGGCTACAGTCAACGAGCTTAAACTCTTTCTCGGTACCCAAGAGTCTGATGTATTTATTTTAAGGCAACTCTGTAAGGACTATAGAGGATCCTTAAGTAAGCGAACTGATGGCTTATGGATGTGGCAGTTAGCCCTGGGAAAGCAGAGTAGAACTAAGGCTATAGACCTACTAACGTCCCTAAGGAAGTATACTTGTATTACTAAGAAGTACAATGCTATTCTAAGAGCTTTAGCATTCCATGAACAATACCACCTGCAGAGACTAAGTGTTGGGGAAGTCGATAAGATTATGCGATAGTCCGATAAGCTTCTATGAGTCTGCTATATTTCAAGATATTTGTAACACTGACTTAACCTAATAGGTCACTTGAGGAGAGATCCTCTCGATTAAACTATGTGAATTGCTGGAACCCTGAGATGGGAATCAGCAGCGAAGCTTAGGTGGCGACACCTTTGAACGTTCAACGACTAACCCTCGATACTCTTTTCAGAGTGTGTAATAGGGACACGAGCGCATAGCCCCAGAGATGGGTGATGATATAGTCTGATCTTATGGGAATACAACCATAAGTGCTAGTGTATTAAAAGGCTAGCAATAACGTAATGATGAGGGTGAGATTAAAGGTGCTGGTGCTAAGGTACATATTCGTAAGACTCCAGAGATCACTGTTAACCCGTACACAATCGGACAGACTCTGACTTATGAGGTACCTGAGAAAGATTCCACTGAGCTTGTAATTGACCAAGCTTTCTATACTGCCTTCCAGGTTGAAGATGTAGAGAAAGCTCAGGCTGATATCGAGCTTGTTAATATGTTTGCTAAGGATGCTGGAGAGCGAGTAAAGATTGCTGTCTCCAGAGAGGTACTTGCCTATATGTCCCTGCAGCCAGCTGCAGCTAACCAAGGTAACGTAGCCGGTGCTATCAGTGGTGCTATTAAGCTTGGTGCTATTGCCGGTGTTGGTGCCTCTGTTCTTATTGATAGTACTAATGCAGTCAATAAGATCGTAGAACTTAATCAGGCTCTGGATGAACAGAACATCCCAAGTGAAGGGCGTTGGATTGCACTTCCTGCCTGGTACTGTGCCCTTCTTAAGGTTGGTGACTTGAGAAGATCCGACATTACCGGAGATAGTACTGGTGTGATTCGTAACGGACTCATTGGTCAAGTTGATCGTACTATGATCTACATGACTAATGGTCTTCATACTGCCACTGACGGTGATGCTGCTACTAGCACCTACGTCCTTTGTGGTACAAAAGAAGCTTCTAGCTTCGCTGCCCAGATCACTAAGACTGATACGCTGAAGATTCAGAATGCCTTCGGTGAGTCGGATGACTACGAGACTCTTCTCGCAGCCTAGTGCTCACTTTAAACTACTTTAAATAACGGGGTAAAACCCGAGGCAATGTATATAATTCCTCTTAGGAGCGTAATTAATGATATTCGATACTAACACCTTAGGGTACAAGTTAGTTACAGGACAACTAAAGAAACACTCAGAACAACTTAATAAGTATGTAGCCGGTCTTCTGGATACAGATGGCTGGATAGGTTTTGAGTTCACACAAGGTAAAGCTTACGTTCGTATGGGTCTCCGACAAGCTGCAACAGTTGATGGAGACTTTCAGATGCTAAGAGCTGTACAGAAGCACTACCAACTAGGTACGATTTCCTACGGTTTCCAAGCAAATGATGTATCCTTCTGTTCCTGGAGACTTAGCACTAAACATGCTAACATGCTCTTCGGTTTAGTAGGGAAACATATGCGGATTAAACAGTCACACTTTAAGAACATACTAGAGTTTGATACTACGCAGGGAGACTTAAAAGAGTTCTCCAGGCTAAGTAGAGAAAACACTGGTTGGCTGAAGAGACCTAAGCACTTATCTTACGCGTATGTAGCTGGACTTCTTGATGGTGATGGCTGCTACAGAATCCGTAAGAAGGAAGGTAAGATTACTACAATGTGTGTTAAGGCAGCTATCAACGAAGAGTTCATACTCTTAAAGCTGCAAGAAGACTTTGGTGGTTCCATCAACGATCATTCAGAAGGTATGAAGTGCTGGCGTAGAGGCTTAGGTAAAGGGCATAAAGCCTTCTCTATTCCATTCCTTAAGAGCATGAGGAAGTATTCATGCATAGAAGGGAAGTACCTAAAGATCAATGAGATGTTAAGATATCTACAAGCCGCAGAGACTAAACAAGTAGAGATCACCCCAGTGGTGATCTAAGTGATAGTCCAACCGTACTAGCTACGGTTGACTGGCGTTCGCTCTTTGTCTATGGGCGTGCTGTCCCACAGCCTACTGCACTTGCTGCTCTTATCTGCAAGCCTGGTACTGCTGTGTAAATAAATTCTGGGGGTACTCCTCTGTGGGGTACCCCCAGTCTCTAGAGACAGCTTATAGCTAAATCTGGGTAGCTAACAGTAGAGCCGCAGGATGTGGCCACTGTAAGATGATAGTTTAATCTGTTACTACTCTACATAAGGATGTCGTGAGCATTGGTAAGCTTCAGCGGGCTGTAACCCCGTAGCCTTCGGGCTGTCTAGGTTCGAATCCTAGGGCATCCACCATAAGGCACATAAGGATATGTGGAGATCTTCTAGCCTTGTAAGCTAGCTAACAGTGTTCGACTCACTGATGTGCCTCCATACAAAACAGAGATAGGGGATACATGAAGACAATTAAGATTAAGAGTACAGGTGTAGTATCTATAGTATCAGAAGACTACTTCAAGGCTTACGAAGGTGCTGGTTGGTTCATTGAAGTGCTGCCTGAAGCCCCTAAGAAGAGTAATAAGAAGACTACTGAGACTACTAAGGGAGAGTAATAGATGAACTACATTGGAATGATTAGGGCTACTAGAGAGATCGTTGGTATGCAAGGAGTAGGCCCTACGACTTCCGTGGGTGCCCAAGGTGTAGAAGCAGTCTTAGCAACAGTAGTAAAGGATGCGTACCTAGACATACAGAACCTGAGGGAAGAGTTTGATTTCCTTAATGCTAAGAAGAGCTTCCTTACAGAAGTGGCTAAGGATGAGTATACTCCCGAGGAGATCTTCCTACCAGACGCTGTTAACCTAAATAAGTATGACCTAAGCTCCTTTAGGCTTACCTCCCCCTCAGGTAAGAAGACTGTTCTTACCTACAAAGACAGAGAGGTACTTGAGTCTAGGTACATAAACTCTACAGATAGAAATGAACCTGGTGTATTCTCCATAGACTTCTCAGACAATTCAGTTATCTTAAAGCCAATACCTAATGGCACGTATACTGTATCCTTTAGATACTGGGAACAACCAGAAATCCTTACAGAGGACGTACAGGTACCTAAACTCCCTACCCAATTCCACTTACTTATAGTCTATAAGGCTGTAGAGAAAATGGCTATCTATATGAATATTCAGGGGGCTTATGGAGAGTACTCTTATGAGGCTAAGATGATGACTAATCAGCTCATGAGAAAGAGCCTTAGGAAGAAAACCTTAAGGGCGAGGGCACTAGCATAATGGCTAAGCAAATAAGCTTTAATAGATACTATACAGTACCTGTCGCTCTTACGGGTGGTATAAACGAGAACGTAGGTTCCTTAGAGTTACAACCAGGAGAACTTATAGATTGTAGGAACTATATGCTTACCTCAGGTGGCTATGGTGGCTATATCTCTACCGCAGGTTATGAACGTATAGACGGTACCTATATCCCCTCCCACTTCGAGAGCTACTTACTTACAGTAGATAACTGTGAGAGGGATGTACTAAAGGATGATGTACTCATAGGTACTCCATCAGGGGCTGTAGCAGTAGCCCTGGGGAACTCTGTCACTGTCTCTGGAGACATCAGCCTTGGTACTGCGAGATTGGTAATAGAAGCACTAATAGATGTAGGTACTCTACAATCAGGAGATACCTTAGTAAATGGTATAGGAATAGTAGGTACAATAACATATCCAGCAATCCTCTATGGAGGCAATCAGGAGAATCATTTAGCCTTAGAATACGCCAGATCACAGGTATTAGAAGTCCCTGGGGAGGGTGATATACTAGGGCTACATGTGTTTAAGGGCCTTGTGTATGCCTTTAGGAAGCATGTAGGTCTTGCTACAATTGGCATGTATGTGTCTTTCAACGGGTGGTCAGAGGTAGATACTAGTACTGATCCTATCATATATAGTGTAGGTAAGCACAACTTTAAGTTCTCTAATTATAACTTTAACTACTCTTCTGATACTTTTAGTATGTATTGGGTAGACGGTGTGAATAAGTGTAGGACATATGACGGTAATACAGTAGCCACAATTACTAATACCTCTAAGATAGGGACAGATAACCCAGAGCTTTTAGCTACACATAATCAAATGTTATTCCTTACGTACAAGGGCGGGTACTTAATGGGTAATGGAACTCCAGGGTTCCCAGCTGACTGGACAGCACCTGTAGAGTATGGCCTAGGACACGAGATAACTAACCTGGTAGCCGGTGTAGCATCCTCTCTAATCATACTTCTAGATGAGGGTATACAAGTACTACACGGTACATCCGAGTTGGACTTTAAGATGGAGGTTTACAGTACTCAAAGTGGGGCCTATCTTAATACCGCACAGAGACTCCTAGGTACAGTCTATATGGTGGATGATAGAGGCCTTACGACCCTGGAAGCTGTTGATGCTTACGGTGACTATACAGCTAATAGTATCTCACAGAAGTTTAAGGATAGCCTTTTAGGAAAGGATAGAAGTATACTAAGAACATCTACATCTAGAGACTTTAACCAATATAGAGTCCATTTCAATGATGGAGAATCTATATATGTATCCTTTGAAGGTAAGGAACTGAAGGGTGCCACCATGATAAAGTTTCCAGATCCAGTAGTTACTGTAGCTACAGGAGAGGATGTAGAGGGTGTACCTATAACTGTATTTAGTTCCTATGGCTCTGGCTATGTATACTTAATGGACAGTGGTCCTTCCTTTGATGGTGGAGAGATCCTAGCTACCATGAAGACAGCCTTTCATCATTATGGCTCTCCTAGAAGCTATAAGTCCTTTAAGAGGTTAACTGCTGAGATCAGAGGGGAGGCTGGACAGACGTTCCTTATGAGGGGAAACTTGGACTACCAGGAAAGTGGTACAGCACCTAATATATGGAATCTTGTAGCAGCTAAGGATACTATATATAGTGAGACATCTATCTGGGGAAGGGCGATATATGGTACATTTGTATGGGGGGCTGGTATAGCGACAAATAGGGTTGTAGCCTACCTAGTTGGTGTAGGTACAAATATAGGGTTCAATATAATTTCCTCCGAGAAGTATAGAGGACAACATATAATACAGAATCTAGTAGTAGACTACGAGCTACTGCAAAGGAGCGTGTAAGATGGCAGTAGATAGGTTCTATACAAAGCCACCATATGCTGTTGATGGGGCTGTAGCATTTGCTATAGATGTTAATGGAGTAAACAATGAGACTAATCTAGCCTTCACCTTAGTAGCATCTGAGTTAGACGCCCAGGTAGCAGCAGTAAGTTACTGGACTCTCTTGGCTCAGGATTGGGCAGAGGAAGCTGAAGATGTAGAGGTTACTGTTGGATCTTATAGTGCTTATCACTGGGCACAGAAGGCCGATGAACTTGGTTCAGTACAAGTATCTCTAGCAACTGATCAAGTAGCCTTAGCAGCTGATCAAGTAGCTCTAGCCTCTAGGTGGTCTTCTGAGAATGAAGATGTAGCTGTAATACCTGGCTTCTACAGTGCTAAGCATTGGTCAGCTAAGGCTGAAGCATTTGTATCTGAGCTACCGCCAGGGGCAGTTAATGATACTATAGTATCTCTGGATCATACCTGGAGTTCACATAAAATAAGTAGAAGTCCTTTCACGTACTTCTTCGCACAGATTTAAGGAGAACAAATGGCATCAGGCATACTAGGCAAAGCAGATCTTGCCGCAACGACATACACGACAATCTACACAGTGCCTACGGGTGGGTTGACCACGGTTAATATCTCTACCTGTAATAGGAACACACTTGGAGTAAAGATACGACTTGCACTGGCAGCAGCTACTGGCACACCGGCTGACTCAGAGTTCATCGAATACGATACAGTTCTCCCAGCAAACGGAGTGATTGAGAGAACAGGCGTTGTCATAGGCTCGGACGTTAAAATTACAGCATACAGCGACACAGCAGACGTTACCGTTGTTGCTTACGGCATGGAGGGATAGATGGGAAGGACATCACAGAATATAGTCATACCAAATATAACCATCAGCGGGTACAAAGTTTACAAAACTCCTGGAGCATACTCAAGTGAGATAGTGCCATTTGGTGTGGGGAGAATAGGCGTTTTTGTCGTTGGTGCCGGAGGTGGTGGGGCTGGAACGACAGGCGGTAGCTATAATGCAACAGGCGGTGGCGGTGGCGGTTTTGCCCATGGCTTTTTTAATGTGGTACCTGGGAGCACGTTGTCGACAATAACCGTCGGCGCTGGCGGGGCAGGTGCTACAACTCTAGCAGACGGGTCTGCTGGTGGCACAAGCTCCTTTGGTACTTACCTAAGTGCTACTGGTGGTGGTGGAGGTCGTTTTGGGTCATATACAGTATCGCCCCTAGCTGGTGGAACAGGTGGTGTCGGTTCTGTTGGCACAGGTGTTATTTCAGGGACAATAGGCAGCGGTGGTGCTGGTGGTAGAATAACCCTCAGCGGTTCTGGCGGAAGTAACTATACAGGTGGAGGTGGAGCTGGGTGTGTGTTTTCTAGCGGCGGGAATGGTGGTGAGATATTAGCTGGAGCCCAAGGGTCTAGCACAGGCGGTGGAGGCTTTGGAGGTAACGGTGGGTCGGTTTTAGCTACGACGGGGCAAGGCCAAGGCTCCGGCGGTGGTGGTTTATATAACGGCGGAGCGGTGAGCGCAGGGGGAACAATTGGCGTATATTCTGGCGGCGGTGGTTCTGCTGGGCCTGGCTTTCTTGCAACAACGACAGCACATAGCAAAGGTGGTAATGGAGTCTTTTCTAGTGGTGGTGTGGTAGGTGCGGATGCCCCGAGTGTTATGGGATATGTGTCTGAAGATACAGCATTCATGGCGTTTATTAACCATAAGATGCTCATAGGTGGTGGCGGTGGAGCTAATAGTGGGGCAGGATCAGCCGGTGGTGGTGGTGGTGGTGGTTTTGGCGGCATAGGTGGCGTAGGTGGTGGTGGTGGTGGTGGTGGTAACGGCGGCCCAGGTGGTGACGGGGGAATGGGTGGTGGCGGAGGTGCCAATGGTGGCATGGGTGGCATAGGTGGTGGTGGTGGTGGTAGAAATGTGTCCTATGGTACCGGAGCAGGTGGCAACGGTTTAGTCGTAATTTACTGGTGAGGAGTGATATGAAATATGCATGGATAGAAAACGATAAAGTACGAGACACGGCTACCGATCCGAAGAACCAATTTCACCCTACTGTTGCTGTGTACTATGATACGGAGGTGCCAGATGAAGTGCAGAGCGGATGGGAGCTTATTGATGGTACGTGGGTAGCACCTGCAGTACCTGAACTACAGGAACCTATTGAAACTCCCGTAGTATACCTTAAGATATCCCCGGTAGAATTTAAGCTACTGTTTACTGGGCCTGAGAGAATAGCTATAAGGGCGGCATCAACTACTGATGCACTTATAGAGGATTTCTACGAGATTATAGATGACCCCAGGCTTACAGTAGTAGACTTAGGTTTGAAGTCTACACAAGATGGTATAGGATACTTAGCATTACTAGGACTAATAGCACCTGAGAGAGTACCAGAGATACTTACAGGTATCTTCAAATAACAGCGTCTCTAGAGACAGAGATAAGGGAAGGTTGTATATGCCTACAGCAATGAAGTGGGATCCTGCTACTGGATCTTATAAGAGGCCTGAGGTCCAGAGGGTCCATAAACCAACAGGGAGTAGAATATCTAATTTATTTACTACTCAAGAGGATAAGATAAACTATTATACTCCTCTTACAAACTTAACGCCAACTGAGAAGGGGCTGATTCAGGATGGTAAATTAAGCCAGGTTGAGAACGCCCGTAGTAATATGCAGGGGGATTCTAATAATTCTGAGTTACTTAGAAGGATTAATGAATCCCGAGCTATGGATGACTCTAGAAAAGCACCTACATATACGTCAAATATAGAGCAGCAGCAGAAACCTACAGGAGATCTAGGTAATGCCCCTCCTGCAATAATAGGACCAGGAGGTGTACGCTCTATCGACGAGACGTTATATAAGCCCCCTGCAACGACGGGACCAGGAGATGTACGCTCTATTGACAATACACTGTATAAGCCCCCAACATCAGACCCAGCATCTACTCAAGTCTCAGGGGTTCTGACAGGGCAGCAAGCCCCAACATCTCCAGCACCTACCATGTCTGTTCCAGTAGCCCCAACGTCTTCAGCGCCTACTATGTCTGTTCCAGTAGCCCCAATAACTGGTACAACTATTTATAGTGGCACTAGACAAGACTCTGGGTTGTCGTATGTAGACCCAACTAGAAGTACTGTTGCTGGTCAGTTAACTACGCTGCTAGGTACTAATAGTCCTTACATCCAAGAGGCCCGTAGACAGGGCCTCTTACAAGCTGCACAGCAGGGGGGGGTTAATAGTACAGCTTCTGCTGCTGCTGCTCAGAGAGAGGCTTATGCTGCTGGGTTACCTATAGCCTCTCAAGATGCTGGTACTTTCGCAGCAGCTCAGGGGAGAGAGCAAGAGGGTAATATAGGGTCTAACTTAAGTGCTCAAGGGGCTACCCAACAGAGTGGCCTCAGTGCTCAAAGTGCCTTCCAAGATAGAGTCTTAAGCTCTCAAAATGCTATGCAGCAGAGTGGCCTCAGCGCTCAGGGTGCCTTCCAGGATAGGGTCTTAAGTGCTCAGAATGCTATGCAGCAGAGCGGCCTCAGTGCTCAAGATGCAGCTCAACGTGCGGGGCTAAGTGCACAGGAAGCAGGTCAACTGAGTGCCTTAAGTTTCCAGGAGTCCTTACAAGCCTCTGGTCTTAGTGCACAGGATGCTCTGCAGCGGTCTGGGCTTAGTGCCCAGGAGTTCATCCAGCAGGGCGGCCTTAGCACACAGAATGCTTGGCAAGATCGTATACTTGCCAATGATATGTTTGGATACAATACGTCTACATTGGCCCAGCAGATAGAAGGTAACTTGGGGGCTATAGGGCTGGAGGGTTCTATAAAAAGTATACTAGATAAGCAAGCTCAAGATCATGACACGATGATCACTGATAAGGGCATTGATGCCAATGAAGCTAACTTACATACAAATATTCTTGGGAATCTTACGAATAATGTGGTATCACAAATAGCTGGTATCATCGGGGATCCTAATATTAGTAATAAGAATGATGCTATTACAGCCCTCTTTGGTGGGCTAAATGATACTAGCTTCGGGCAAGGGGTTCTTGATATAAACTTCACAGACTCAAGTACTATAAGTAGTGCTTACAAGGAAGTCCTTGGGAGGGAGCCCACTGAGAGTGAGTTAGACTACTGGGAAGGCACCGAAGGTTTCAATATGGATGCCTTCAGGGAGGCAGCTGCACCTGAGATTAAGCAGAAGGGTATCATAGAAGCTTATAGAACTATTCTTAAGAGAGAGCCTTCTCCTGAGGAAGTAACCGCTTGGAGAGATATGGAAGGCCCCTTCGATATAGAAGCCTTTAAGCAAGCAGCACAAGCTGAACTAGGAGGTGCATAACATGGGGTTCTTTACAGATATAGCAGCTCCTTATATAAGTGATTCTTTTGGCTCTTTAGTAGATATCGGTGTTAAGAGCTGGGACTACTTCGCAGACTCCCCTGCACTGATAGCTGGGGCTGTTGGTGTAGCAGGAGGCATAGCAGATTACTATGGAGAACAAGAGAAGACAAAGGCATATACAGAAGCTAATACCTATGCATCTAGGGCTAATCAGGAGCAATTAGCTAGACATAACAAAGGCATAGAAGACCTTGCTAATATGTATAGGGAGCGTAAGAAGGGAGTCCTTCAAGGGGGAACTACCTAATGGCTGTACTTCAAGGATATAGAGATGTCTCTAGAGACATAAGAAATAGGTATGAGCGTAAGCCACTCTTTACTATGGATGTAACTAAGAATATAATAGACGAGAGTAAGGGTGTAGTACCAGCACAACAAGAACCAATAGTACCTATACAGCAAGAACAAGTGGTGCCCATACAGCAAGGACAAGTAGTACCCCCCAGGAATCCTGTACTCCCGCCCGAGGATAGAGATAATGCCGTAGATACCACCACAGATCTTGCAAGTAGGGAAGTAACTACGTCAAACGACATAAGAAGTGTTTTGGATAAGACTAGTGTATCTAAGAATCCTACAGTACAGAAGGCATTCGAGGAAACCCTTAGCGCTACGATAGGGCCCTTGGCCTCTCTCTATACAGCACCTAGGGCATTCTTAGGTACTGTAGCAGCTACAATGGAGTCCTTTGAAGATGGTGTACTAGGTGATGCTTTTGGTACCAGGGAGAGGGAGGATGCTAGAGACAGAGTAGAGGATAGGGGCTACAGTAGAGCACAGACAGCTGCAGGAGTTGCTGCTGATACGAATCTTGGGGGTTACACCGGGATAGATCCTGGGGTAGGCCCCTCTGGATATGGCTTAGACCCAGGACTCTCTGATATGGACCCATATGGGGGGTATGACTTAGATAGTGGTGACATAGGATCCTACGGAGTCTCAGATGATGTAGGCGTAGATTCGAATCTCGATGGCTTTGGCGATATAGGGAATATAGGACCATCGAGCTTTGGTGGGTTCGAAGGATCCCTAGGTGATGCTGCTGCTGGAGATAATGATGGCCCCTCAGAAGGTGGAGGGACTGGTAGAGGATCCTCAGATAATGATAGTTCAGCTGGTGGTATCGGTGGAGTATAATAGGAGAATAAAGAGATGGCTGTAATGCAAGGGCCTCCAAGCCCAGAAGTACAAGAGGTAGCACCTAAGACTATGGGTGCTCCTAAGATATATCCTAAGGATAAGGAGCAAGCTGAACAGTTTCTCCTTAGCATAGTTAAGGTAATACACCAGAACGATAGTGCAGCAGAGCACCTTAGCAAGGCTGGAGAGATGCCTATAAGCTCTATCATAGCTGTACTAGCAGCTAAGGTACTTACACTCATGTTCACCCAAGTATATAAGCAAACTAATGGTGCACAAGTAGTAGCCTCCTTTGCTGTAGAAGCTGTAAGGAGAGCTGTAACTGAGATCGCTGAGATAGCTGAAGTTGTACTGGGAAGAAAGATAACTAGGAAGGAGGTACAGGAAGCTGCTAAGATATCTGGAGATTCTGTACAGAAGACTATGGATGAACTTGCTGATGGAGAGCAAGCACAGACTCCAGGTGTCATGCAGGGGCCACCACAAGAGGGAGGTATGTAAGCTATGGGATTTGGAGCAGCAATAGCACAGGGGGTTCTCAAGGGTGTACAAGGTGCTGGCCTTACAAAGTTAGAGCAGCTTAAGGAAGAAGCTAAGCAGCTCAGGGAGGATAACTTACTGAAAGCTGGGAGAGCATACCAGACAGGTGAGAGAGTAGCTGAGCAGACGTACAAGACAGGCGAGAGGGTGGCTGGGCAGACGTACGAGACAGGTGAGAAGGAGAAGGATAGAACCTTAGATAAGGAGCAGTTCGAGGTTACCTCTGGTCTCACCAGAACAGAGATGGAAAACACCAGGAACTATAGGTCAGATCAGACATCCTTACAGAGACAGCAGCTAGCCCAGAATGCTACTGATGCTGCTGAAGGTAGAACGCTACAGAGGATGCAGATAGAAGCTACAATAGCTGGTAATGAGCTAACTGCTAAGACGCAGAAAGAATTAGTAGATCTTAGGAGAGATGCTGAAATAGTGGTAAACACTAATAAGATATCTACTGAAGATGCAAGTACTGAGGGTAAGATAAATAATCTTATGACTGATCTTAAGAACTTAGAGGGCTTTAAGAGTTCTACACCAGCAGTACAGAACTTAGTAGAGATGCATGTGAGAGTCACAGGGAAACTACCTGAAAATCTTAAGTCTGATGGTACTGGTGGGACGTTGATAGCCAGTAAGGGTGAAGTTAAGGGTGCATCTGCTACTGAAGTCCTGAAGATAATGGAGGATAAGAGAGCTACTGATCCTTCTTTCGAAGAGCTAGACCAGACTGTACAGTACTTCCAGGCAGCTAAGATGGCTATAGCCTCGGCCAATGCTAATATAGGCAATATAGAAGGTGTTAAGAGAATACCCGATGGTAAGTACGTAGATCTTGCTAAGGATGTTAAGAAAGGTAAGGTTAATTTTATTGATCTAGTTACTACTTATAGGCCTAGTGATCTTGATAAGCTAGCCATTACTATAGGTGAACTAAATAAGATAGAGGATATTAAGTTCCCAAGGATAGTCAAGCAAGAGGATACAGGTGGAGTACTACAAGGGCCTCCCTTACCTACCAGACCTAAAGTAAGGAGTATCCCAGGTAGGCAGGGGATACAGGCCGTAGAGGGTGTGTTCCGTGGAGATCCTATGAGGCTGTATGAAGAGGAAGTTATAAGTCCCGCACAAAAGGCATCTGCTAATATATACTAAAGGAGTACTGTAGGTTATGGGATACTTAGAGGATAATGGCTTTGTAGAGGAACCAGAAACTCTTGATGATATGCGGTACCAAAATACCTTGATGAGTAAGGGGGATAGAGATACTACATTAGATTACCTAAGCGCTGCATTCAGGGGCTTTGGTACTGCAATTAATATGTCTGGAGCATCACTACAACAGATGGGGGCTGAGGATGCTGGACAGGTTGTAAGAGATGCAGGTAGTTCTATGCTTGAGTCTGAGTTCGCTAAACCAGATCCTGCTGAGTTCTTTGGAAAAGAGGGCTTGCTAAAGAGAGGCACTATGGTAGCAGTAGAATCTACAGCAGCATCTACTGCACCCCTCCTTTCTGGTATAGCTGGATCAGCCGTAGGTAGTCCTCTAGTTGGTGCCGGTGCTGCCGGTGTTACCGGATTTCTTCAGTATGGCTTAGGAGGTAAGAAGATAGCCTTTGAGAATATTACTAAAGAGAAGCCTGATATGCCACTGGAAGAGAGGGAGGAGTACTCCTGGAGAGTGGGGATGAATGAGGCTATACCTGAGATGCTGGGAGACATGATATCCATAGCATCTGGTGGTATTCTTGCGGAAGGAAAACCTGTGTTATCAGCTGGCTTCAAGGCTCTCTTTAATTCAGGAGAGCTTACAGCTAAGGAAGCCGTAGCTACAGCCTTCAAAGGGGCATCTCCCGCTGCTATAGCTAAGGTTACTGGGTTTAACGCTGGCATTTCGACGGGGACAGAGACTGTCACAGAGTTACTTAATAGGGCTAATAGAGAGTCCTATGAGTTACCAGCACAGAACATGGACTTCCCTACTCTCTTAGTTGCTGCAGCCTTCCCAGGCCCAGTAGGTACAGCAGCAGGTTATGTTGGTGGTAGGCTTAAGATAGCTTCTATTAAGAAGGGTGTAGAGGATGCTTTATCATCCGGGGATATAGAGACAAGGTTAGCTACCTCTGAGCTCTTGAGTAATAGAATATCCGAGATTGATCCTGAGTTTGGACAGAAGTTTAAGGAGACTATAGTACCTCTTGCTATTGAGGGGCCAGTGTCCCTAGAGACAGTAATTAATAAGAGGACTACCATAGATGAAGTTATAGATACTCCAGAGAAAGTGATGGAGTCTAGTGGTATCCCCTTAGGCGGATCTGAGTTAAGAACTACTAATAGAGCAGAAGAATTCAAGAAGGAAGAAGAAGCTCGTATAGCCACTGAGGAAGCACAGAAGTTAACAGTGGAGAGTAGGCTAGCACCATTTAAGGCTAAGCAAGAGACCTCCATAAGTATCACTGATGGGATAGCAAAGGAAGAAGCACAGAGAAGGATGGCTAGTATCTCTGCTAAGGTAGAGGACTACATGAAGACTGTAGAGCCTGACACAAGCCTACTGACTAGGCTAGATGCAGCTACAGGGAAGGTTGTACCAGCCACTATAGCTGAGGCTTCTGTCCCCCTCTATGATGCCTTAATTCTAGATAACGCTAGATCACAGGCTATCAAGGAGGGTATGCAGAGAGTCCTCGTAGACTCCAATAAGTTAGCTGAGATCACTGATCTGGACGAGAGGGAAGTACTGCAGAATAGAATCCAGAAGACACAGAAGCAGATAGTGAAGGAGGTTACTGCACATACCAAAGAGAAGGGGAAGGCTGTAGTAGCCCCTGTAGAGCAGAAGATTTCTAAAGTAGCTCCTCCTATAGCTGAGTTACCTAAACTGAGAGATGAAGATATTGCTAGAGCCCAAATGGAGGCTGGTGTAACTAAGACCTCTACAGTAGCCCCCACAGCGAAAGTAGAAGCTGAGGATACTACCACACCCCTAGAAGCTGAAAAGAACGTAGAGGTGGCAAAGAGTGCTCCTAGAGTAGTTCCTGAAGGAAAGACCTATAAGGAGCAACTACTGGTTACACAAAAGCTGGAAGAGGATCTTGCTAGGGCACAGACTGCTGCTAAGTCTGGGAAGCCAGAGGAAGCTACTGCTGCTAAGGAGTTATCCTCTATACTAGCTGAGGATGTGCAAGTGTCACGTAAGAGACTACAGTCTATGCCTAAGCCGGGAATAGAGCCTATAGTCTTTAAGAATAAGAAGGAAGCCCAAGAAGCTGCTAGACTAGGTGCACCTGAGAAGATGGGTGAGTCTGAGGTTGCTATAGCCCTTGGGTTACAAGATAGGGGTGTAGATGTAACCCCAGCCATACGACTGATACTGGGGAAACAGAAGAAGCTTGGGAAGCAAGATCTAGAAGATCCAGTTAAAGTTAAGGAAGCTGTAGATACTATAGCTAAGGTACTAGAGACACCTCAACAGATCAAGGCTACTGGAGTAGGTGAGGGTAGGAGTATAGAGTTCCATGATGGTACTAAGCTTATCTATATGGGTGCTTCTCTTGAGGCACCTAAGAGATGGATGGTTAAGCAAGGTCCTCTAACTAAGAGAGTCTCCTCTGAACCCTTGGGAAGGAAGGCTATAGCTGAAGGTACTGTTAAGGATCTTAAGGACTATGCTGATGAGGGGCGGAAGGATGTCCTAGCTAAGGATATGCCTAAGCTTACGCAAGAGCAGAAAGACTTAGTAACTAAGTTCATTAAGAATGAGAAGTATGAGGCGTATGGTCCCTCAGGTGACGTAGCTCTTGCAGCATCCTTACTAGCAGCTGATGGTAAGCTCTATGAGAATGGTAAGCTTAATGTCAAGGGACTTAAGAGTAAGACTAAGAGCATCACAGATACTATTACTAGGAAGAGTTCAGAGTCTATGTCAGCTGGACAGGCTGGGGTAACTTCTGGAGTAACTGAGAAGCTGGAGCTTAGTACTGAGGAGGACATAGTTCTTCCAGCAGAGAAGCCTGTGAGGACTAAGGCAGAGGTAGCAGCTGAGAGGAAGGCTAAGAGGGAGGCTCTAGAGTCAACTGTAGTTAAAGTTGAGGCTACTGAGGATCTTAAGGCACAGATTCTTGCTAGGCATAAGGAAGCCATGGCCAAGAAGAAAGCATCTGGTGCTACCCTGGAGAGTGAGCTAGGTGTTGCTGGGGCTAAGAGAGTCAGAGATAAGCAAGAGACTACCCTAAGGGAAGACGATAATGCCCTGTATGACGTTTCTGATAGACTTAGATGGAAGAAGAACAGAGAGCCACAGCTTACTGATGAGTTCATAAATACTGTAATAGATGGCTACTTAGCACCAGTGAACTATAACCCTCTTGAGGCTATCTTAAGATTCTCTAAGGAGTATCCTAATCCTAGGACACAAGATCTTATAGATACACAAATGTTTCTAGTGTCTTCTCTTATGGCTGAGAAGACTGTAATGAAGAACTACTTTACAAATAACTATAGGAATGCCTTAGAGCTCCTAGATGGCGTTATAGCTAATGGAGGGAAGGAAGCTAAAGCTTTAGCTGAGTTCATTAGGGAAAGTCCTAAGATCAAGGAGTTAGAGAATATACCAGTATCTGTAAGCGATGGTGTCTCCTTCTTTACTGCTAGGGATGATGGGTCTATCTCTATAAGGTCTAATGGTATGATGGATGTTAATGTATGGCTACATGAAGTTCAACATGCAGCTACATCCAGGGAGATCCTTAGCAATGAGAAGATGAGAGAAGAAGTGAAGGTGATGATGAGGAACCTGGAGAATAACTCAGGACTCTCCAAGGACCAACTTAAGGCAGTTGAAGCAGCCAAGGGTTCTTCTTCTAAGTTCAATGAGATTGCCAAGGACTACTCAGTGTTTACTGATGCCCAGATGAACATAGCATACTCCCTTGTTAATGAGAGAGAATTCCTTGCACAGATATATAGCTCTTCTGCTGTAAGGGATCTTGCTAGGAGAACTAGGCATACTGCAGGTAGCTTTAGGGATTCGGTATGGAAGCGTATCAAGCAGTTCTTCTCTGATGTCATGAAGTTACCTAAGGAGTATGATAGTGTACTTGAGGCTGCCTTGAGGGTGTCTGAGAGACTCTATAGGGTAAACTATAAGACTGGGTTATCGTTTACTGATATGTCTCTAGAGACAGAATCTAGGAGGAATGAGACTCCTGATGAAGCTGTAAGAAAGATACTGGCTGAGAGAAAGCAGGAGAGTGTCCTCAAGGGCAAGTTAGAGGAGAAGATGTCTCAAGCACTGGAGTCTTTCAAGAAGCTTGCAGTGCCTATCTCAGATAGCTTAAAGAGGATCTCTGAGCCTATATATGCTAAGCTAATAGAGATGGAAGCTATCCAGAACTTTAAGGGGGCTAAGTATAGTAAGGGTATCTCTCCGTTCCTCAGCTACTATAAGGGACTAACAGTATCACAGAAGGTACGTCTAGACTATGGACTTATGAATAATCATGAGGATGTCTGGAATGAGATGCCTAGGAATGTAAGGGCAGAGCTGGAGAATGTACTTGGGGATATAGGAGATAGGGGAATAGCTGTTGGATACCTTACTAAGAAGAAGCCTAGGTACTACCCTAGGAGAGTAAAAGATATAGAGGGTCTTATAGAGCACCTTACAAAAGGTATGGATGAGAAGGGGCCTATAGCTGTAGCCCTTAAGGCTAAGGCTGATAGTGTCGGTATGCAGGTCTCTGAGTTACCAAGGGCTATGAGGAATCAGGTAATTACTGATATGTTATCCTCTGGGGAGATCATGCAGTTACCTAAGCCTGGGTCTGTTAAGAAGAGAAGCATAGGTAAAGTTACCTCTGATCTAGTACCTTTCTATATGAACTCTTCTGATGCTCTTATAGCACACGTCTATGAGTCTAATGATAAGTTATCTATGAAGGAGTTTGTAGGGGCGTCTGGGAGGAAGAAGAAAATTAAAGATCTTATGAGCCTTAATACTAAGATAGATAAGGAGACTGATGAGACTAAGAGAGCTCTTCTCTTGCAGAAGTGGGAAGAAGATGCTAAGGCTTTATCTGATCTGGAGGAGGATCTTGAGGGTGGTATCCAGGAGCTAATAGATAAGGAGCTTAGCACAGAACCTAAGGCTAAACAAGTAGAAGTATTCTCTATGCTATCTGCCAGGATGAGACAGAAGGGAGCCTCTGGGATCTATGATACATTTAGAAACATAGGCTATATAGCAACTATGGGTAATATGCTTAGTGCTATTACTCAGTTAGGTGATATTCCTATCATATTCTATAGCTACGGTATCAATAGGGAGACTGTAGCAGCTGCAGGTAAGGCCTTTAAGAATGTAGCTACAATAGCCAGGGGAGAGCTTACAGGGAAGAGTATACAATCAGATGCCTTTGTATTTGATATGGACTTCCAGAACTCCCTCAGAGAATTTACATCTGGCAATAAGCTTAGTGCTAAGGCTCTAGAGACAGTCTTTAAGTACTCAGGACTCAAGTATATGGATCTTGTAGGTAAGGAAGCTAGGATGCAAGCAGCATATAGCTACTACCAGAAGCCTAAGAACAGGGAGGAATTTATAGAGAAGTATAAGTACTTCTTTGAGAATCCTGAGGAGATACTACAGAAGATTCAGCTTGGCAATAAGAGGGATAAGGATGTTCTTACTGTACTCTTTACTGAGCTATCTGACTTCCAGCCTATAAGTTTATCTCAGCAATCTGAGGTGTACCTTGGTAGTGCCAATGCTAGGATGTTCTTTGCTCTTAAAACCTTCACCTTGAGAACTACCAGTGCTGCCATAAGGGAGGGCCTGGTAGAGATTAAGAAGGGAGGCCCCAAGGATATAGCTAGGGGTGCCATGAAGATCACTGCTATACTTGCCCTGTATGCAGCTGCTGGTGCTGGGACTGATGAGCTAAAGGATCTTATAACTGGTAAGGAGAGCGGCTTCAAGGATAATACTATAGATAACTTAATGCAGCTATTCTTTATCTCTAAGTATACTGTAGAACAGGGGATGCAGAGAGATCAGTTACTACAAGGTCTCTTGGAAGATCTTATTCCTCCTGTTCGTTATGCTGACCAGTTAATAGGGGATATCAATGGGCTTGTGTCTTCTGAGAAAGACTTTGAGTTCAAGTCATTAAGCTGGATGTTGCCTGTCATAGGCTCTACCTTGCAGAGACGTAGTGATCCACAGCAAGCTAAGTATGCCGAACAGTATCGTACTGATATACTGGAGGATGTAAAGAAGAATGCTAAGAAGAGAAGAGGAGCATACTATGGAGGAATAACAGAGAGGGTAAGGGAGTACAATAAGAAGGTAGTAGATAAAGAGAAGAGAATAGATAGCTCAGTTATTATGAACGCTTATAAAAGAGAATAATGGTGCTATGTTTAAATCTAAGTTGATCTTAGAACCATATGAGGAGGAGGGAAGGTTTCGTCTAGTCTTCCCTCTAATTTACTATAGCCCCAGGGAGGACATAGAAGTATTTGTACCTTGGGGCTTTGATACTGATGGTGCATCTATCCCCCCGATATTCAATGAGATCTGGAAGATAGGTGGAGAGGCTATGGCACCTGCTGTAATACATGATTATCTCTATAGGTCTCAGTTAACATCTAAGACTGTAGCTGATAGGATATACTTGGAAGCTATGGAGGAAGTCGGTGTATCCAAGTTTAAAAGGTATGCTATGTACTACACTGTACGTATCTTTGGTAATAAGGCTTGGACTCTATACAGCAGAGGATAACCATGCAGATGCTAGAAGATGTTTGTAAGTACCACATGCAGGACCACTCAGTAGTCCTGGATTTAAAAGAGTCCATACGCGATATTATTGAGGGACAGAACGAGATGCGTAGTGGGCTTATTGCTTTAACAGAGGCATTCAAGAATATGGATAGGCTAGAGGTTAGGCTAGATAAAATGGAGGTTGAGAGATCACGTCAAGAGGATAAGAGAGACAAGGAGGTAGAGGAGCTTAGAACCTTTATGAATAAGGCACTAGGCATAGGAGCTGCAGTAGTAGCTATAATGTCTATAGCACTTAAGTTTATAGGAGTCTAATATGGTCATGAGAGTAGTAACTGCAGGAGGGGACTTCTCTTATAGGAATGCTAAGAGAATCAACCAGAACTTCAGTGAGATAGATGATAAGCTCCTGGGTTGGGAGGATCTAAGATTTCCAGCAGCAGCTATAAATCCCTTAGGTGCTGTCTCTGATCCAGATCTAGAGTTAACTGGTGTCTTTACAGGTACATACCTTTTTGACCAAGGATCCACAGAGGTTATAGCAGGTCAAGCTCAGCTACCACATGCTATGAAGACTGGTAGTATGCTCTACCCTCACGTTCACTGGTGCCCCACTACTACCAATGTAGGCAACGTAAGGTGGCGTATGGGGTACATCGTGGCTGATATGGGTGAAGTCTTCCCAGCAGCCTATACGGTCTTAGATACTACTGGTCCGACTGGTGGCATAGCCAATATGCATAGGATAGTCTACTTTGAACCTGTAGACTCTACGGGTATGTCTTTATCTGCTATGCTTATCTGGAAGATCTCTAGGCTCGGGGGTGATGTACTAGATACTTACCCAGCTGATGCTAGACTCTTAGAGTTCGATATACATTACCAAGTAGATGAAGTGGGGAGCTCTGAGCAAGGAGCTAAATAGATGTCTCTAGAGACAGGAGAATAAGTTATGGCAACGAATGTTGATGCAGTACTTGGGATTGGTGGTACCAGTCCTGCTTTCCTCTTGGTAGGTAACTGTGATGTAGTAGTCCAAGGGCTTACCACAGGTGCTGTTAAGCTACAGTATAGACTCTCACCAACAGTGGCTCTACCAGTCCCCGAGTGGAAAGACTTTCCAGATGGTAGCTTTATTGTAGATACCTATCAGACAATCTTTATCTCAGATCATGGAGTAATCTTTAGACTTCTTGGTGTAGGGAATAACGCTGGTGTATATGTACGTATGGCTAAGTTCATGAATGATTAAGGAGTCTCTTTATGTCACTTTATAGTAAGCTTACACCAGCACTCTTTAGATCCCTAAGCCCTCC